TATGTCTTCTTGCTTTGGCAATAATAGCCGTTCGACTTGTGCGCGTTCGCTCTCTGTCCATGTGGGCCATGCCGCCCTAATAGCAGCGGGTGTTATGGCTAGTGCGCCAAGGCCCTTGAGGAAGGCACGCCTATTCATCTTCTACCGCGCCTTCATCTTCCCCCCTGCGCGCCTCTGCTATAGCCAGCAATGCCAGTATCTTGTCTAGCCGCTTCTCGTCTGAGACAATCTCGACCGGCCCGTCGTCTGGGCCGCTCACTACCTGCTTTTGCGTCTGAGCATACCCGCGTCCGCTTCCCTTCATTGCCAGATACCACTTGCTGTCCGCGCTATCCACTGCTCGCTTTTTGTCGCTTTGCTCTTTGGCTACGATCTGGATGTTGCGGACAATCACCGACTCTGCTACGTCTAGGTTCTTGGCACATTCGTCTTCATAGGCCGCCATAACCGTCGGGTGCTTCAGGATGTACTTTTTGGCCGTGTGCCAATTGCAACCGACGCGCCGAGCTATAGTAGTGATTATGCCACCACTACCCTTTATTGACTCTATAAAGTCGCTTGCTCGATATTGATCTGCGCCTGGCACTGTTTACCCCTTCGTCGAAATTGCGCTGTTATGTAATGCTACCATGTGGTAGGCTTGTTGACGCCCTGGAAAGCATCATAGAGCATATCTCGTGCGCGTTCGGCAGTCTTTGGATTCTTGGACGCTCTCTCAAATGCACTATTAGGCAGTCTAAAGTTGATCTGACTGCCTAGCTTGCGAGCGCCCGCCAATACGACGCGCTGATTCTTTAGGGGACTGCTTAATGATCTAACCATCTTGCCACTGCGAGTATGAATAACCTTAGCGTATAATGATGACCCCGCCTTGTGAAAGTCCACAGTCAGGCCGTTATCGCTTACATACACACCCGCTTTTTGGCGCTTGAACGGGGCATCTGTACCCCTAAAGACGCTTCTACTACCACTGCGTCCGCCTCCACTTCTAGTTCCCATTATGTCTACTCCTATCTGCTTGCGGCTCGCCGTCTCCATGCTCTCTGTTCCCTGTCTAATATGCCAGCGCGCCTTATCATACTGCGCGCACTGGTAACATTGTCGGCCCACATACTCTCGCGGCCCCTGCGTATGTTGAATCGCTGGCGAGCATCATCGCTTTGCCCGTGATCTACCAAACGATAGCCCCGCGACCTGGCAAAACTCCTTAGTTTAGAAGCACTCGCCGTTGATCTGCCACCTCTACCGCCACCGCCTCTAGTGCCCATCGTTTACCTTCGCTGCATGTTCTCTAATCCACAACCAACCGTGCTCTTTGCACGCCGCTTCTGCTTTGTCTCTGCCCCCGAATACCGCAAAAAGAATGCTGTCTGTTCCTGCGTGCTTTTTTGCCATTTCCCATTGCATCATTCTATCATCGTGTCCGTAGCTGTCAAGCCAGCGCGTTGCATAGGCCGTCCAGCCTTCCGGTATGCCCAGCATGTTCAAGTCTGCAAATACCGCCTCAACGTTTATGTCTACAAATATCTTGATGCCAAATGATTGCCAGTATCTTGCCAGCCATCGCTTGCGGTATACTCCCCATAATGCAACGGCCTTTGCCATTTGTTCGCCTGTGCTAAAGTTCGGCTCTACTATTGCGGCACAGCTTGAGTTGACGACTGGCGACGGATCGGCCCAAAGTGCGTTGAAACGGTAATCGTCACAGTAAAATTGGTATGTTCCTGTCATCTTGGATGTTCTGGCAATTGCGCCCCACTTTGCTATGGGTAGTTCTAATGCCTTTGCTTGCAAGTTGATGTCTAGTAGCGGTATGCCCCATTCGTTGTCTGTGGGCCACATTGCGTCCGGTACGTCCTGGCGCGTAAGATCATCTTCCAGGGCACTATCCAATATATCATCTGCCGCTTGCTCAAGAATCCCGGCTATCTCTGTGTCTAGGAATATGCCCGATAGATCGAGGTTGTTTTCAAGATCAATCGCTATCTGATCGGCATTCCAACCCGCTAATTCTGCCGTTTTATTATCAAAGTAACTCAAGCGCCTTTTTTGTTCGGGCGTCAAACCCGTCAGCCGTACTGCAATTAGCTCTGTCCCAGTTGCCTCTATGATGCGAACGTTTGTAATGCTCACCTCTGCGGCAGCTTGCACTACACCGTTTCCGGCTACGATTATATTGTCCTCATCAATTACTATGGATCGCCCAGGCCCCACGTCTCGCAATGAGTCCGCTATCATCTCTATGTTGCGCTTGCCATGTGTGCGCGGGTTCTGCGCATCAGGTACAAGATCGTCGATTGTCGCCTTGTTGCTCATAGTATCTCGTTCTTGACGTGTCTTGCTATTGCTCGCATCATTAGCGGTGGTACTGAAAATTGCCGATGCGCGCCCCTTGAAAAGTATATTTGCCTATAAACACAAAAGCGTCGGGAAAGCTACCGAGCCTTTTGCATTCACCAATAGATAAGGCCCGATTTTCCTGAGGATGTAACAAAGAACCATAACCGGAACCCGTCATCATCTTTGGCAATGTTGGCGATGGCTTGTTTTCGCTTATTCTAACACAACTCTGGAAACCAGCGCCAGATACAATATCATCAGCACATTCGCCCTGCCTTATCTTGGGAACGATTGATATATATCTTTTAGATAATGGCGGCGGCATTCCTTCATCTGATACGCCAACAAGCGCTTGCCCCGCACTTATCGGCTTGCTTTCCGCCTTCGGATGACTCGGCTCTATTGCCAGATCATTCCTTACACCTATCCAGATCAATCGTTGCCTTGATTGCGGCACTTGAAAGTACATAGCGTTTAGCAACTTACATGATACCTTATATCCACTAGCCTTCATTTCTCTCATAATCTCTGCAAAGACTAGCTTCATCTTGCCCTTGATTAGGCCGCTTACGTTTTCCATAACGAATACTTTGGGGCGCAAGCCGCGCAAGAGCCGTATGAATTCTCGGAATAAGCTATTCCTGGCATCTGTCATTACGCGCTTGCCTGCTGTACTGAATCCCTGACAAGGCGGAGAGCCGTCTAGCACGTCAAGCTGTCCTGATTCTATCTTTGCCAGATTCAAGCATTCCTCTACTGATAGCTTGCAAATATCCCCGTGATAAACCGATACGTCTGGAAAGTTGAGCTTGAACGTTGCTACTGCGTTATCATCCCATTCGACGGCAAGCAATTCTCTATAGCCTGCCATGCTATAGCCTAGGCTTGATCCGCCACAACCCGCAAAGGTGCTGATAACCGTTGGCGCATTAGCTTCTCTTGGCGCAAGGTGTTCCTGCCATGCTTGCTCAAGTATAGCGGGATAGTCTACTTTGCCCACTTATGACCACATTCCGGACAAGTTATATATTCAACTTCGTCCGCTATATCTTCATCGTATTCCTTGAATTCGGGCAACTCCTCGCATATCTCTGCTATCTCGTTGTCAAAGAACAGCCCCGACAAGTCCAGCCCGTCTGCGAGGTCGGCGGCGATTTGCTCGCTATTCCAAGACAACCCAATTTCGCTCGTTCTGTTATCTCGAATCCCCATCATCCGCGCCCTGTCCGTTCCAGCCTGTACATCGTCTCTCTGGACTATGACCGCTCGCGTTCCGTCCGTGTGGACTACGATCACCTCCTCGATACCGCGTTCCATTAGCGCCGCTTGTGTTTTGTTGCCCGCTATGAGTACCCCGTCGCCTGTAGCAAGTAGTGATCTGCCAGCGCCGTCTTCTGAGATGGACTTGTCTAGCATCGTCAGGCCGCGTTGAGTGCCGGTGTTATGGTTTCTGGGATCGGGTTGAAACGAGGCAAGCTCTTTAATTTCTACAAGGGGCTTATCTGGCATATGTCCTTCCCGTTTTAATATTAGAAATAACACATTCAGTCGTACCCATCAGTTTTGCTATTGCCCTTCCAGTTAAATTGCCCGCTTCTAGCAAGCCTCTGATATGCTCTACCTGGGATGGGATTAAAGAGCCATTGGCTAGTCCAATTTTTCTTTTTGTTTCATCTGTCACAATGTGCCCTCGCCGCGCCAGGCTTTGCCTTTGAAGGGTCTCTGGGGTAGGATGATATCCTAGCTTTCTCGTATTGCCCTTTAGCGAATCACTTATTTTCTGCCGCGCTTCCCTTGTATGATGCCAACCGGCCGCGCGATATGGTTTAGCCTTGCGTCTCTTACACATCTTTTCCAGATATGCGCGGCGTTCGTCCTTTTTCATTCTTGCCCATCTTCTTTTTGCAGATATGCTTTGCTTGGCACGCGCAGAATCAGGCGTTTTCTTCCCCTTATTATGTGGCACTACACCAACCTTGGCTAGCCGCATCTTTTCGCGAGTTGTCGGTGATGGATTATAGCCCTCGCCGCCCTCGGTAGAATTCGTCAAATCACAACCGTTTTTTCTATAGTAAGCAATCCACTGACACTCGCGCTCTTTCCAGGCAGCCTCTGGGCACAATTCCAGAATCTCTACCACTGGCCGCAACCCAGACCGTAATAGTTTAGCAATCCAACGACTTTTATGATCAGTCTTTTTGTCACGCCCATCCTTTAGGTGTCGCCGTAATCTTCGTGCAACATCATTTGCTTTACCAATATACCTAATTGCACCCGTTTGCGGATGCGCCAAAGCATAAATGTACGTTATCGGTACTACGGATTCGTCAGGGACGAACTAGCTCAGTTGCCGTATCTCGACCTTGGCTTCTTTGGTCACGTGTCATTGTCCTTGAAGTCTATCCATATCCGGCCTTCGTCTTCTTGCTTCTCGGCACTAATCCATTCGTCTATAGTCATTGTATTGCCCGCCGGATGCCAAGTGGGGCACTGGGCGTTGGTCTCTGGATGATCTATATACCATCGTGGCATATCACAGCCAACAAAGGACATGTTGTTAAATCTGTGTCCTTCATCTGTAACGTCCCGGGCCGTTGATACTCTCATCTTTGGTAATGCGCTATCATCACGCCGCTTTGGTAGAATCAGCGCCCCAATAGCCGCTAGACACGCTTGCAAGAATCGCCGTCTGTTCATCCTGCCGCCTCTGTAAGTAACGCCATTTGATGCTCCTTGATCGCCTTGCTTATGTCAAGCGTAAAGCTAAAATTGTCCAGTATCCGTGGGTCTCCGCGCCCAACGCCGCAAGGAAATGATCTTTGACGTTTTGTGATCTTGGGCAACCAATTAATAGTAGGCTTGAATATTGCCAAGCCGCCGATAACCCCTAGACACGCTTGCAAGAATCGCCGTCTGTTCATTCTAGCTCCCCGTCTGTGAAAAGGTTGGCTGGATAGTCCTCTCTGTCTTTGCATTTTTTGGCTTCTTTTAGCAGATTAGCCCCCCACTCTCTCTGTGCGATCATGCGCCTTTGGTATCGTATCGCATTGCGCCCCTCTTGTGCAATATCCTCTGGTGACGTCAGCGATACCTCATACTCCCACTCCGGAAACTCCTCGGCAATCTTTATCAAGAACGCATCTCTACAACTACGGCAAACGTAGTAGAAATCATCTATGTCGTCACGTGCGGGGTAACGCCTGCTTACCGTTATCCGCCAAAGTTCTCCCTCATATCCACACTCTCCACACCACATCCCGCCTCCTCTAGCGCCTGTAGCCACAGCTTCCCCGTGTACTCGTATCCGTATTTGTCCCTTAAATGGTTCAAGTGCCGCTTGCGGGCCTCTGTTGTATGAGCACCAGCCTTCTTGTCTTTTAGACGGTGACAATATGCACAAAGCGAAATGAGATTAGATAAATCCCAGCTAC